ATGCTTCGCAGTAAGTATGAGTTCAAAATTACCTGCAGAGATAGTCTTGAAGTCTTTTACTGTATGCTTAGTTGCAATATTCTCTAACCACTCACTGTATCTGATATTATCTTTCTCACATCCCAAATTTTTTATCTTATATTCGCTACCTTTCTGCTGAAGTAAACCAGACCCCGTGAATCCAACAATAGAATTCAATATTCTTAGTGATATGGGGAAGTTGGTGTTTCCTCCTTCATATGCAATTGCATTTACACCTGCATCTACAGTTGCACCAATACCAATTGTACCAATACCACTTACATTCAAAAATTCAGTTAGAGTTTTGTCTGTATAATTAAATGTTCGTCTCCCAACAGTGAATGATGAAGACTTAGCAAAACCAACTGTGGAATCCACACTTATGATAGTTGAACCTGCTGCAACCTTACCAGTTACATATGATCTAGTCACAGGTTTGAAAGAACCCTCAATAGTATCTGAAGATAATCTAAGTTTGTAGTATGTTTTGTTATCTAATATGATTTTTTCAACTTCATACACAGATGCACTAGCATCACCCTGTGAAATAGTCTCAGATATAATTTTCTCTGGGTTTCCACTCAATGCTTCACATATCAATACATCATTAACAACATATTCTGCATCAGATGGTTTGAATAGAAACTCTTGAGGTTTGATTAGATCAACCTTCTCATTGAACAAGGTTCCAAACAATATCTTGAATGCTTCTTCAGTTCCCTTAGTAGCATAGAAGTCTTTTGACTGTTTTAGGAAGTTAGATGAATCTAATGTGCCAGTAAATGACCTATCTTCAAATCCCGGAGATATTTGTGTCTTGACTTTCTTGAAGAACTGCTGTAGAAAGACATTACTTAGATTCTTTACCTGTGAATCGACTCCATGAGTCTGAATACCTGAATTAGTGAAAGTAAGATATTCTGGTAAGTTAGTTCTTGCATTATTCTCAATACCACTAAAACCACGAACACATCCAGTAAATGTTGTGCTACCTATTCCAGTATAAGTGATGATCTCGTCATCAATTTTCAATAGACCCCACTTACTTGGCCAACCTGTAGTAGAATCAACGTATATGGTTTTCTCTCTTGCATTTGTGTATTGAGAAACTGATGTAATACCAGTTAGATTGTCAGAATTGAGGAAGTCTACACTTTTATAGTCAGTAAGATTCTCAGCAATATCTACAGGACCACCCTGATACTCTTGTGAGATATAGTACTGCTTTAGGAATTGACCAAGTAAGGGATTATCAGAATCTATTGCTTCAGGTATCTGACTCTCTATTACTTCATGTATTTTGACTCTTGATAGTGACGTTGTGATCATTAGTATCCGCTACTACTACTACTTGAAGATGACGAAGATGTTGTTGTTACAGTACTATTTACAGTGGTCGGAATAGTGCTTGTAGAAGTGCTTGTGACGATAGTTCCACGTACCTTACTACCGTTTATATAACTTGATTGAGCATCAAATCTAGTTCCAGAGACATTTGCACCAGAAGCAATCAAATCTTGCCTCATAGTAAAGTTACTGTTTGCTACACTAAGTTGTAAGTATAGTTCTTTTCTTCCCAACACATCATTGGACAGTGGTATTGCTTGAATCTCAATAATACCTTCAGGTTGCACTGTAGATGTGATATTTACAGTGTTGATAAGGATTTCCCCTTTTGTATAGTTCACTGTTCCAAAGTTTGATGATACTATGTCAACTTCAGTTTCATTTGTGACTCTGAATAAGAAAAGATTACCAATATTTGACCCATCAATCGTTTTATCAGCAAGATATACTGTACCATTGATTCCAGCGACTGTGAATCCAGTGCTTTTAATATTATAAGAGTCTAATTCTTTATAAAACTCATTATCATAGCATAATTCGTACTGTGTGAATGTGTTTGGTACTGTTTTTAGATTTCTTCTGATCAAAATATTCGTAATATTTGATGTGATAGAAGAATCTGTGCTATCAATCACGGAAATCATCTTAGAATACTTGAATCTACCGCCAAATTTGTTCAATTCTCCGGAACCGCCATACTGTGTGACGGAATTTGCGACATTTGCTCGCAAAGTATTAGGATTTCCAGTAAAATTAGTGTTGTAGTAGATATAACTGTCCAATTCGACGTATAAAAACTTCAAATCTACGAAAGATGGAACAATTCCTGCTACAGAATAGTTTTTCAACGACTTCAATATGCTCTTTTTAGTCGAATCAGCGAGGAAGTTACCGTTTCTTGGTTTAGCAGCAATAAAAACTCGTCCATATTGAGGTGGATTTAGGTCTTCACCGCCAAAAGCACTGACTGATTGGATATTTGGGTATATTGAAGGAAGTATTGACTCATAATCAGTGGCAGTAACTGCACGATTCTGTGCAGAGAACCTTCTAGGTGCGTAATTTCTGATACTTTCTACAGATTCTATGTCGTCACCATTCTCTGAAGGCACTACAGTGATCAATCTAGTCTGTGCTGTGGTTATATCTGCACCATTTTCGTCTTTTATGGTGCCTGCATAGTTAAAATTGCTCGCTCCGTTACCATCTTTACCATCAGTTTTGATATAAGATGCGTTTATAACGTTCCCAGACTCTAGTTTCTTACCAAATATACCATCTCCAAATAATATTTCGTATTTTTCATCAGATGTTTCCTGTATTAGGAACATATTAGTTATAGAAGTGACTCCAACTATACTATCAATCAACTTATATTCAGTCTGAGTGCTACTAGCAGAACTATCTTTGACGAATACTCGTAAAGTAGAGGTATCAATACTATCATTCGGTAATACATATTTCTGATTTGCTTGTGATGTGTTGACTGTCCACTCTTTCTCTAAGTATTGACCCTGATATATTGTCACCAAACCTTGTGATGTTCCTGAGAATGAAGGAACTTGAACCTTTTCTGGTAGTGAGTATATGAAGTTAGTGTTATTCAAACCTGAGTTAGCAAAAACTCCGGGTTGTAGTGTTATAGATGCATTAGTTGATGATATACCTGACACAATATATTGCACCAGTGCTGTCGCTGCACGTTTAGATCTAGGTACATAACCAATATTTCTCGCTAATGATACTACGTTCTCTCTAAGTGTTGCTGAATCAATGAAAGACTCATTGGCAACCATATTTGTATTATATGCTGTAATGTAAGAATTATATGCTAACGTATTAATAAGGACTGAAAGGTTAGATCCCTCAAAGTCAAAGTCTGAGAAATTTGAATTTTCTCTCAGATAGTCCTTTATCGAAGATTTTATATCCTCAAAATTTAGATTCGTGAATTGAGTGAGAGCCATTATAGTCTAGTCGGTTCTAGTATGAAGTTGATAATTTGAGTCGGTAAAGACAAACCAACGATATTGTATGATAATTCAATATCCAACGTATTCTCGTCAGGTCTAGGATCTACGCTTACATTTGTAAGATCAACTCTAGGTTCAAAGTTTGTTATAACAGTTTCAATTTCGGTGGCAATAGGGTCAACCAAATCATCACTTGCTAATTCAAACAATGATCCTGTAATCCTAGTACCTATATCATTTCTAAAAAACACTTCACCAACTTTTGTCCTCACAAGATTCTGAACCGCCCGTTTGATTGCATCAGCATCTTTTAGCGGTACAAGATCGTTCGTTATTGGGTGTCGTTTGAAGGATAGTGAAATATCCCTAAAACCTCTTGATATCTTATTGAGAGGCACTTTTTATAGAATACTCGTATATTTAGTTCTATTTAGAGCACTTCTAAAAGAAAGTCTGCTATCTTCTTATGTTCTTCCTTATTTGGGTGCCCACCCCTATGTCTATAACCAAGTACATCCTTCCAAATATTCCATATTTTAGAGGTACACATAAAACTCCAATGTCCATGATGCAACTCAGAATCACAGTCAGCAAAAAGGATTATATGTTTTAGATTATTGAGATAACAGAACTGCTCAAATATAAAAACATTCTTGAAGAGATTTTCCATTTGATGTTGTTCATTATTGACTTCAGTGTAGTATGATCTCATTTCTCTTCTATATGGAACAGGTTTCATTTGTCTCTGTAATGAAAACTTCTGAGGACCTTCCTTTGTAAAGTATTCGATACGACTTGGAACAGTCAATTGTAATACTACAGGTTGAATCGGTTGTGCTGATACTGCTCTTCTGATAATTGCATCATTGCTAATACCACAGGAAGATACATTATTCTCAGCGATACCAATCTTCTCTGCTACGATACTGCTAAATCTATCTGCTTGATTTTCGAGTTCATCACCCCATGTGATACTACATCCACTGAATAACATGTCTACTCCCAGTGATGTGCTCTCTGATCATCCACATCTGCAATTATATCTCTATCCTTAATTATATCTCTATCCTTTGCTGTCTTCCAGAAATAGTCATCTTGATCACCTAATCCATCTCTCTCATACCCATGCTCTACCTGATAGTAGTCTGTAGAGACCTTGAAGTCCGGTGTTTTTACTTTTGCTGGTGTTAGACTATTATCATAGATTCTCATCCTGTTATTGGGGTACAGAGCGAACTGACCGTTGTCCAATGCTATGAGGTTGTGTGATTTATGTTCTGCTGGTGTTTCAGCAGTAGAACAGTCAATGCTATCTGCAGAATCGTGGTAGTTGTCCAATGTGCAGATGTATTCTCCTCTAATGCTTCCGTGATCACGGGTATTAATTTCGTAATCCGCACTTCCGATGATTGATTTGGTGATTGCTGTGACTCCATAATCCATACAGTTCCAGAATTGTAAATTAGGTAGACTCATGTCTGGATCAGGAGTCTTTGGTTCAGATACAAATGCACTTATTGGTAACTTATCAAACAAGGCAGCATATTCATATAGGTAGGTCTCAAAGTAAAAAGCACGACCCGGCATCGACTTAGCAGTTACCCAGACTCCTTTTACAAACTCACCATGACCACTCTTATGATCTTTTAGATATTCCTTTCGCACCCACACATGTATAGCAGGCAAATTACAGATCAGTGTTGACATAATTAATCATCTCTGTACTAATTATACACAAAAAAAGAGGACTGTCTAGTCCTCTTGATCTGTTCCGAGATATCTGACCTCGATGTCATCTGGGTGTGGAGTTCCTTCACGATAAAATTGTTCTGCATACTCTTGAGTTGCTTCTAGCATCTCTTCTTCATCAATGTCAGAAAGGACTTTTTCACCCTGCAAGTATATATCGTATCTCTCCATTTGTAATGTAATATATTTCAAAACTACAACATTACTTATATAACTCGCATCTTCTCGTGTCCAACTCTGATAGTTGGGTCACACCATATCTCATATCCTGCTTTGATTGCTTCAAGGCAGAAAGACACGTCCTCACCACACATATCCTGTACTTCACCTGAATCGAATACCTGCATTTGTGGTGCAAACCAAGGATATTTCATTTCAGGGTTTTCAAACACACCGTGCTTGATAAGAACCCAACCGAACCCTGTGTAGTCACATGTGAATGGTTTTCTTCTCTTTTGAATACCATCAATCATCTCATGATTCATAACACCACCATTCTGTTGGAAATCATCTTCTTCTAACCAATGTGCAACAGATGTAGTCTTACCATCTTCTGTACAATACCATCCTGCAGCAATATCTTTATCCATCCAGATCAACTTATAGAATGATTCTAAGTTGAATACAATATCACTGTCAATCCACAACTGATAATCATATGCAAGTTTACCTTGCCATGGTAACTGATCTGGTCCTTTGAGTACGTTTGCTCCTAATACCTTACATCGAGCAAAGTTGACCATTGAAGAGTAGTCTTGTGATATTTGAATCGTAGCACCTTGTTGTACACATTCAAAACACAGTTGCACAAAGTTCTTTAGAAATGTATATGATACTCCCCGACCCGGAAGACAGAAGACGATTGCTTTTCCTTTGATCAGTTTTCTTGCTTCATCTATAGAGAACTCATCAGTATCTCCACCTGCTGTTGTTTTTGGTGGAGTGGTCACCACCTTAAATCCTTTTGCCATTACAGAAAATGTTTTTCATTTCATTATACTCTGTAATTTATACAACGTCAACACCGTACTTTTCAGCAAATTCTAATGCATGATCCCATGTATTCACCATAGGCATTCCTCTGATATTCAAAGAAGTATTCAAGAGCACAGGACACCCAGTTTCTTTGTACCAGACCTCTAATATGTCCCTCAGAACGCTTGGACAGTCTGACGGGACTGTTTGTACCCTAGCACTATTATCGTAGTGTATACAGGCAGGTATCTCGTCTGGATGCTTACATTGATATGTGTATGACATATACCTTGAAGATGGTGGCATATGAAAATAGTCTTGACAGTGTTCTTCCAGTATTGCAGGTGCAAATGGACGGAACTTTTGTCTTTGTTTTATTTCGTTGACTCTGTTTTTGTTTTCAATTTGTCGTGGGTCCGCCAATAAACTTCGATTACCGAGAGCACGAGGACCAAACTCACTACACCCATTCGCAACACCCACGATTCCTTTGTTGAGGAGGATTCTGACAACTTCTTTTGGATCTATACTACGATTGATATCATAACCGAGATATGGATTGAAATCAACTTTCTTACGATCACATAATAAGGCAGCACCCAAAGAAGCACCGGCATCACCGGGATTTGGCATAATCCACATACTAAAGTCTTTTTGCAACTTAGCATTTACGACACAGTTCAAGGCAACACCACCACCATAACAGATATTACTACTAATCTTATTTGCTTCATTAAAGATTTTTCGTATTTCGCCTTCTAATACGAACTCGGCACT